AGTTTTGTAAAAAATGCTCTAAGGCAATAGAGGACTGGTATCACTGCAACTGTAATTGTAAAAACAAAGACTGTAAGTGTTATGAAATTTAGATAATAATAAATATTCAAGACTCCATTGAAGTACTGCCCTGAATACCTACCATTATCAACGATCCGTAACCATTAATGCCTAGAATAGTCATCAAGATGCATTCTTGACCAGCAGAAGCTGTGTTCATTGGCTTCACTAATGATACTATACCTTAGATAATACCCTTAATAAACGTATTGAATTTCATAGAGTACGAGAAAAACTCGTAGTCTACGAAAAATAAAACAAGTAACAGTATTGCGAATGTATTGTATGGATAGTAAAAAGAATGTTTTGACAATAAAAAACAAAGTGGATAAATTACAATCACTTGTTAACAGTATGAACCGTACAAAATATTTTTGGACAGTACAAATGAAAATGGATAAGTTCCCAACACTTACTAATAATATGAGCCTAAAAAATCATCATAGTACGAACAAATCTCGTATAATACGAAAAATAGTACAAGTCATAGTATTACTTACTACTAGTATGAAACAATCAGGAGGCGATCATTTATGTTAAAAGATACATGATTCAATACACTTATTAAGGGTATATACCTTAGAGTATACATGAAATCAAAACAACAAGCTTTGCAAGAATACCTAGAAATGGGTGTTGAGAAAGCTGATGTAGCAGAAAATGTTTTTGGTGCAATTGACGAAAGAAGATTTGTTGAGCATTATGCAGAAATGGATCAAGCAATTCTAAAGGCACTAAAAGGCGAAAAAACTATGATTCAAGGAGACCCAGAAATCATTCATAGCAGATTTATGAGTGGTTTGAATATTTACATGGGTGGATATCGTAGTGTTATAGATGAGATACAAGCCTGTAACAATGGAAAGACATATGGCAAAATATTCCCATTTGGGGAAAACCATTTAGTAGTATTGGCAAAAAAATCAAGCAAAAAACATGGTGTGCAAAAAGGCATGATGATGTTTAGATTTGTAGACAGTTCTGAAGGAACAATGGTTATCAAGGAAAACCGTGCATTCAAAGAATTTGAATCAGAATCAGTGTATGATTCAATGATGTCAATGGGAATTGACACGATGAGAATGATGGGTGATTCTTTTCTAGTTGAACACAGCAACTAGAATTTTTTCTTTTTATTCAATACATTTATTAATAGCATATTATCTAAGGTATATGTTAAGGTTGGTTCTAGAACCAATAATATCGCGTAAAAAAAGTGTCGTGGCACTGCCTTTCCTTTTAATTTATCATGCCATAGATTTTTACAAAATAAACTTTCTTTATCATTTTATAAATAATGTTTATTAAAAGTTATAAGGAACGACTGTATATCTTTTTAGATGAAAGAAGTGTCAATAACAGATGACATGAGAAAAAGGGCTAGACTGATAAGCAACCCTGATGTTGTTCTGAATCAAAATAAGACAGGATCTAGAGCAGGTTACATAGGTGCTTTAGGAGAAATAGTTGTTGCAGATTATCTTGGCGTAAAACCACATAACAATGATGAGATATACAATTATGATATGGTATGGAATGACAACAGCATTGAAGTCAAAACCATGAATTTATATTATCCACCAAAAGAAGGAACTGACTGTTGTACTACAACATATTATGATCAAAAATGTGATATGTATTTTTTTGTGGGTTTGTTAAATGATAAAAGTAAGGCATGGATAGAGGGATGCATATACAGCAAAGATTTTTTTAAAAAGGCAAACTATATCAAAAAAGGAACTACTCGTAGCGATGGGTTTACTTACAAGTGGGATAATTGGGTAGTTAAGGTAAAAGATCTATCTTCAGTTGACAAAGTTTTATCTAATACAACTGGATTAGATACATTCTTATAGTGTATTATCTACAGTATGTTATGAAAGTAACAATCAAAAGCAAATGCAGAGAATGCAATGGTCATGGTTACTACTGTGATTACAAATGTGATGCTAGAGGAATTGAATGCACTCACAGATGTAATAATGGATGTGATTGTGAATATGTCGAGAATGAAGTTAGAGTAAGAGATTACGAAGTAGACATTCCTGATGATGTAATGAAAGTTGTCAATGAACAGATTGATGAAGAAAACACTGTTTGGTAGATACATTTATTAAGTGTATTATCTAAGGTACATTATGAAACGAACAGACATGGAAGAAATTGAAATTGCTTGTGAATGTGAAAGATGTGATGGTTCGGGAAGCACTTGTGACATATGTGATTGGAATTCTCAAAATGGAATAGTAGAACCTTGTAGAGGCAGGAATCATGAAAGAGATACAGTTTGTCACTGTTTTGGTGGAGAATCAACAAAATCTATATGGATTCCAAAAGCAATTATTGATGAGTGGAAAAACAAACAAGATGAGATAGAATAACAAAAATAGTTAAATATTGTTAATTTCTACATTGTTACATGGATATGGGTAAAATTGACGAAGGTGGAGGTTATGACTTGTCAGAACTTCAACAAGCCAGAGAATCACTTGAAGGAAACCCAACACCAGAAAAAGGATTTGAGGAAGTAGATCCAATACTATTAACTGTAAGCGATAATCCTGTAGCACGAACTGAAGAACTAGAGGCAAGAATAGTAATGGTTGATTATGACGAATTTGATGAAATAGTGAGCATAGAAGTATTATGACGAAGCGACTAACTTGTGAAAATTGTGGAGAGGATAATCATTTTGGAAATCTTAATTGCAAGAACTGCAATGTAGAATTATGAGGTGTCAAGTTGAAAAAATTTAAACATACCAACGAGGAACTGGAATTAGCAAAGATGCAAACTGAAAAAGAGAAAAAGAAAAAAGAATCAGAATAATATGCAAGTGAACCTACAATTTTCACTTAGATTCACAATATTTATATAACGTAGATTACATTATAGAGTAAGGATTGAATAACCTAGTTAGGGGTTCTAGAGCCACTTAACAAAACCAATTCCGATGAGAAATCGTCATGGCGACATGGCGAAGGGATAAAACCCTATTTTCTCGTTGACTTTAAGATCATGAAAAGCCATGATGAAAAATGGTAGAAAAACTTGAGTAACCCGAAAGTTAATCATGATCCGATAAGTTTTTAACAAAGTCTTTTGTAATAATCATACCAACACTTGAGCTGACTCTCAAAGGCAATATTATTATAATATTTGTCATTGGTTGTAATATGAATAAACATAGATGTGGAAACATTGGGTAGAACTTGCAGAAACATCTGTAAGAAATATCAAGCAGATCCAGTTCCAAATAAAATCAGATATGAAGTTGGACAAAAGAGATGCACATTCTGTGGAATTTTCTTATCTACTGAAGATGTCAGATGTATGTGTTGTAAAGCAGTATTAAGAACAAAGTCTAGAAGTAAGAAAAAATCTTCATCTAATAAAGATAGGTTTATTAAGTGTATACCGTAGAGTATTTTATGAAACCAACTTGTATAGAATGTGGAGAATCATGTGATACAGAAAAAAAAGTTGTAGAACATATTCACAGAAAACATGGACATCACTCATGTCAAAATACGTGGATGATGAAAAACAATGTGAATTGCCATAGTAGGAAAATAATGCCATTGGATCCAACATTGGAATTTACACCATGTATCAATGAACAAAAGAACAATACAACACCACATTGGGTATTCAGAAGTGATAATGATACTCATTGTTTAAAATGTTTTCATGATGATACAATTGGTTCTGGTTGTGACTGTCATCATTGTAGGGCAATGGGAATAAGCGATTTTAATAGAATGATGAGATAGGTTTATCAGCATAACTTTATATTGCAAAGTCAGAATCATTAACTAGTCGTCAGGGATTACCAAAGAGTACTTCACAGGAAATAACGGTAGCCCTCTTAGACTAAATTTTAATAAGCAACAATAAACAAACAATATTTGTGAAAACATTTCTAGTTCCATTAATGATACTAATTGTATCGGGCAATGGGGAAATAACAACAGAAGAACAAAGTTTGCAGATAGAGTATGAAATAACATCAGGCAGTGTAAATAGTTTTACAAGTGACACAAATACAACTTCGTTAATAATAAATATCACGGCAACTGAAGGTGGATCATTGAAGGCAATACTGCCAAGAAAAATAATTGACAGCAAACACGAAGAACAAGACGATATTTTCTATTTGCTAATTGATGGGGAGGAATGCAAGTTTACAGAAACCATAGAGGACAACCAAAGGACTTTGACAATTCCATATGCAAAAGAATCAAGACAGATAGAGATAATTGGAACTGAAACAATTAACGAACTTGTTACAATAGATGAGGATTTGGCATTAGGTACGATGCTTAGAATATAACCTACGTAACAGTTATAAGACGTAATTTAACCAATAGTTCGTAATGACGAAACAAAACATAATGGCGATAGTTGCACTAATAACAATTGGTATGACTGGAGCCGTATATGCAGAAACAGCAACAGTTGAAATACCATTTGATTCACACGGATCAACTTGTACTTTTGATGAATTGTCAGTAGAGTTTCAATGTGTTTGGCAAGGATTCAAAGAGGTCTATACATTAGAAGATCTTGAGAATTACAAAGACCTTTTGACAGAAGAAAGATATGATCAAGAGATCCAAAAACTCAATGAACAAGCACTAGCAGAAATTGCAGAAGAAAAAGCAAAACTAACACCTAACGAGAAAACAATCCAAGAGATTGAAGAAAAGTTAGCAAAAGGAATTGCAACTGTAACGGATAGTGTCTACATGAATCTCTTGAAAGAATTGAACACTTGTAAACAAGGTATGGATCGACAAACAGCACCATTCCAAGAAGCAAGAGAGTTTGAGATTTCAGAGTTCAATTTATGGCAAGTCAACAATGTTCCAGTTGAAGGTCATCTAGGTGATCTTGTAATGGCAGTAGAAGAATGTCGTGGACAACAAAAACTACTCAAAGTAGTTGGACAAGGATATGCAGGAATGCCAACTGGTGAAGATGACAAACAATTCAGTTTGTTAGAACACTTTGAAGGCGTACAAGCACTAAACTTTGATGACCACACTGCAACACACAGAAACATTGACAAATCACTAATTTGTGGAAACAATCAATATCCACTAACACACCAAGCACAATTCGGGTGTGAAGTTTTGTATGATGGTAAGACATTAGAACAAATCAAAGCAGAGAACGAAGCTAGATTTGGAACTGATGGTGTAATACATTATGAAAGTGAATTACTCACAGAGTATCATGCCTTCATGGAATCCTATGGAAACAAAGTTGCAACTGATGAAGATAAGGCAAACGCTGAGAAATTAGCAGAGCCAATCGCATACGAAATGATTATGAACAACAACTTTGTTCAAAATCAAATCCGAAATGGGGAATAACCCTTTTTTCTTTTATTTTTTTTATTTTACATAGGTTTATTAAGGGTATACTCTAGAGTATAGATATGAATAAAACAACAATGAAACAACTAAACAAGGTAAAAAACACCGAGTTTGTAGTAATTTCTTTTTCTGCAACTGGTGAACAAAAAAGAACAATGATGCAAGGTGGTGTAGGAATTATTAGAGCAGTAGAAGAAGTAAAAAGTCATCAATTACGTGGAGAAATTTCCATGATTTTAGACATGGATATGTGGAGTAAAGTTGGAGACTTTGAACATAAATTGGAAGGATTTGAACGAATCAATCTTTCACAAGTTATGGATATGATAAAACCACAGTGACAAAGGTTTTTATAATCTTTATTTTTTATTCTTGTAATGAAAGTATTACTAACGATGCTGACTGCAATTATTATTGTGGGAAGCATTAGTGGAATAAGTGCTGAAACTCCTCGAATGGAATACACTTTGGAATTTCAAGAAGCCCAAAGTCAAATCCAAGTAGAGAAGGAAAGCATTTCTGTTGCAACAGACAAACCTGATTATCAGGGAGTAGAAACAATTGAAGTAAGTGGACACAGCACTATAACTCCAATAATTTTAATGGTCACAGCACCTAACGGCAACTTGATCACAGTAGCACAAGTCGAAACAGACTTGGAAGGAAATTATTCAACAGCAATTACTGTTGGTGGAGCATTATATGGCAATGCTGGTACATATACAATAACTTCAACAAGTCAAGGATTTGAAACATCTACGACATTTGGATATGGAACTTTGTTAGAATATACCGAAGAACCACAACCATCACTTTCAGATATTGCATATGAAATATCTGGTGGAGAAGTAGATTCAATATACAACGATCCTGAAGCACTATCAATCACAGTTGACTTGATAAATGCAGACGGTGGAGAAATAGTCCTTACACTTCCAAGAGATGTCATTGACTCAACTATTGATGGGGTTGATGAAGTATTCTTTGTACTTGTAGACGGTTATGAAACCGAATACACCGAAGTTGCAACAGATCTAGACCGAACAATAACTATACCATTTGTGGCAGAAGCAGGTAGTATAGAAATAATTGGAACATATGTAATTCCAGAGTTTGGTACAATCGCAATGATGATACTAGCAGTAGCAATTATCTCAATGGTAGTTGTCACTAAAAAGGCTAGATTAGTTGCAATCTAATTTTTTCTAAAGACATGAAAGATTCCAAGAAAAGATCAATGTTTGAGACTTTGATAGATGTGTCACTAGGGTTGATAATATCCACAACGTTAAACTTTACAGTTTTACCAATGTATGTGGAGGGAATTGTTTCAGCAGATTTGAGTGTGATGATACAGATAAGCATCTGGTATACGGTGTTTGCAATAATAAGACGATACAGTACAAGAAGGTTGTTTGAAAGGTTTAGAAGATAACGATAAATAATCTAAAGTATTACAAACATTGTTGGATTGGTATGATCAAAAGTGGTTTGAAAATGGGGTTAAATATAAATTTCCATTATGTTGTATATTTTGGTTTATGAACTGTTGGCATGATTTGGATGATGAAATAATTGAAAATTGGAGCAGTGACAGAGATGGATATATTCCATGCCCTGAATGTCTTGCACGTATGCTGACAAAAGAGTTAAATTAAGTCAAAATTTAATTATGTAATGGAAAAGCCTGTAAGTGCATTCAAGATCAATGATCACTTTTTTGATCTGGTTCCAAGACCGTCAAAACAGGAAATGCAAATACTTACTGAATCAATAATGAAGAACGGTCAAAGAGAGCCAATAACTGTAAGCAAAAACTATTTCATACTTGACGGACATACGCGTTTTGAAGTATGTCAGAATCTTGGGTTAAAGGTAAAGTACAGGGTAATGAGTTTTGACTCATACGAGGAGGAGGAAGCGTATGTCGTTGAGGCAAACATGGAAAGACGTAATGTAAACAACTTTCAGAAACTTGAGATATATCAGAATTATTATGAAAGAATAAAAAAGAAAGTACAATCACAGAAAACAAGGGATGAGCATGGCAGAATAATGTCAATGAACAAGAGTGTAAGTGGAACAAGAAGCGTTGAGATACTTGCAGACAAGTTAAAGATGAGTGTCAATCAAGTTCAGTGTGGACTTTGGCTAATAAACAATGCAAGTCCACAGGTTAAGATAAGACTAAGAAGTGGAAGATCAACAATAAACCATACATTCGACATACTCAAAAGATCAACATATAACAATTCAGTACACAAAAGTTTAACATTCAACTCACTTTATGACCATTTCAAATATGATGACGATGTTACACAATACCTTGATGACTTGAAATTGAGGTTCAGAATGGAAAAATCAGAAAATACCCTAGATTAGATACATTCATATAGAACATATACTCTAGATAATATATGTCTAAAAGCAACGCACAAGTCAAAATACCAGTAATGTTGGTAAGTCCAAACAAGGAAATTGGCAGAATACAATTCCCATGTTTCGCACAAACCAAGATGGATGGCATGAGAGGAGTAATAGTAAAACGTGACGGCAGAGTCGTGGTTTTCAGCAGAAATGGAAACACAATGACAAAGTTGGACAAACACTTTGAAGCAGTTTTATCAAGTATTGACAATGTTGTGTTAGACGGAGAATTAACCGTAGTTGACAGTGAAGGCAAATTATTAGACCGAAAAACTGGCAATGGTATCTTAAACAAGACCGTAGTTGAAACTGTAAGTGATGAGGAAGTTGCAAGAGTAAGATTTACAGCATGGGATTTAATTGATGTATGTGACTTTGACAAAGGTGTCGATAGACGAACTGGAGTCGAAAGATTATCAAGATTAAGAGCAATTCCAGCAAACCCATTATTTGAAGTAGTACAAACATTCGAGATTGCAAACTTGGAAGAAGCACAGGAATTATTCAAAGAACAGTTAGCAAAAGGCGAAGAAGGTATTATCTTAAAGAACAATGACCACCCTTGGGAAGATAAAAGATCCAAACAATGTGTCAAGATGAAGGAAGTAATCGAGATGGACTTAAAGATAACTGGATTTGCAGAAGGTACTGGAAAGGCAAGTGGAATGACTGGAGCAATTCAAGTCGAGAACAAAGACGGTTCAATCAAGACCAGTGTTGGAACTGGATTAGATGATGCAACCAGAAAAGACATTTGGGCTAGACAAGAAGAATTAATTGGAACTATCATTACAGTAAAATGTAACGGAGTAATCTCAAGAAAAGGAGCAGATAGCAAATCATTATTCTTACCAGTATTTGTCGAGTTAAGATTAGACAAAACCGAATCTGACTAATCAATAGGTTTATTAATGGTATTATCTAGGGTATAGTATGAAACAAAGAGGTAAAGTCATCAAAGGAGATCTGGAAACAGAACATCCTGATGACATAAAACTGATAATCGAGATAGACCATGCACAACCTCGATTACAAGAAATACTAAGTTTGTTGGGTGATATTTCAAAAAAAGATCCAACTGCTTTTGTAAGTGTGCGATGTAGTGAATTTGCTCCGTTAATCGAGCAAGACGAGAAAGATCTCAAACTGTTAAGAACCAAGTCTGAATTTGTCACTGGCAGTAGATCTGATATCACAAAAGAACAAGAAAAAGAAATGATTTCGAGAGCAGATCATGTGTTAGAGGATATCAGTTTGAAAGATGGATCACTTGCATCTATTTAGGAAACCCCAGATTACCCTGAACTTCCGAAATACTTTTTTATTACAATATATAATAACGTAATATGAAGTGCTGGTATTGTGGAGAATACTGTGAAAGTGGATCAATCCATATGTACCAATGTGCAGAAAAGATCGTAAAATTTAACAAAAAAAAGAAGTTTCAAGGTATGTTGGAAGAAGCATTGACGGAATCCATGCAAGTCGAATGTCCAGCACAGGATTGTGATTATATCATGAAAGGGGATTTTGTGGACATTATTGTTGATGCAGAAAGACACTTCAAGAGATATCACGATAACGAATAAATAATCAATGCAAGACAATTCAATATGATCACAAGTCCAAACACAAACATTACAATTCTAAGTCAGGCAATGATAACAAGAAAGGGATCGGCAATATGCAAGAACTGTGAAAAGGAAATAAAGGTAGGGGAAAAGATTGCAAGTAGAAGAACAAAGAATCACAAGTGGTATCATTACAAATGTGCAACAAAACTCAACATTTGTTAAAGTATTTATAATCCATATTACATTGTATTAGAAATGACAGATTGGGTAAAAGATACTAAACACAATGAATTATGTCCAATATGTGACTCTGATAAATCAGGTTATGGAAGTGGATTCATAACTTGCAAATGGAAAGATCGAGATGATAATACTTACTTTAGTGGAAACGTTTGTGATAATTGCTGGGATGAAATAGTAATTCCATTGTTAAGTGGAAACTTGAAGAATAATGATGCAATGGTAAAGTCAATAAAATATATGATAGGAACCTGCAATCCATATACAGTAGATTCACAATCTGTAAAAATATCAAAGTAAAAGTTATATTTACATAATTAAACAAATCAATATGAAAAGTTGTAAGAAATGTTATTCGAGAGGTTATAATGCTGATTTTTCAACAGGCGTTAGACTGAAGATAAAATGTGAGATTTGTAACGGAATTGGTTGTATAGATTGAGTTGCAAAGGATCATGCAAGGGATTGCCTAATTCTCCCAAAGTCAAAAGATATGAAAGTGGGCAAAAATATTGCAGTGAGTGCAAAGTGTTTATGAAGATAAAATCACCCAGATGTCCATGTTGCAACGAGTTGTTCAGGTTAAAGTCAAGAAGTAACAAAGGCGAGAACAGATGGCTCAAGGCATACTAAACAATTATATGTCATAACAACCTAATTTTATGCAATGAATCAAGATACTGTCAATTGGCTATCTTCACAGATTAGGGAAACTAGAATTGCGTACAAGAGATTGATCAGGGAACTTCATCAGGAAATAAACGCATGAAAGTCTTGGACAAAGACGAAAAGAAGATTTATGAAAGCATTGATATTCCATTCGAGTTTGTTGATTGTTGGGATGTAAAAGTTCCAGAAGGGTGGAAAAAGATAAAAGTGGCAAAATTTGACGAAGATAATGGTAAGATGTAAAATATGCAATAAAACTGTAAAGTCAACAGGTTGTACAGGAAAGCACTGCTGGGAATCATCACAACAATGTTTCGATTGTCATTACATTGGAATTAATACAAATATGAGCAGAACAATAAAATATAATAAGTTGAATATTTATTGAATATAGTGGTTACAACTTATGATTACAAGAACTGGTGTGATAAGTGCTATGAACAAAGTTGTTTTCATCTAAAAGACAGTTGTGCAGAACATTGCCCAATATGTCTAAAAAAAGCATAATACCTTAGTTTATATAACTATCATATGGTCAGGGGAAAGGTTTGTTCACATTGCGTAAAGGATAATGGCATAGAAGGCATTGATGGGAAAAGACCAAAGTTGTGTGATGCAGGATCATGCAAGATAGAGTTTGACTATACCTTTTGCGAATGCCAATGTCATTATTGAAAAGACTTTATGAGTACAAGCTCATAATACTTTCCACTTTTTTAATAGCAATTATAATTATACTTATGCCTGAAGTTGAAAAGCCAAAATGTGTTGACATGATAATTGCGAAAACCACCGTGTGTTAGAAACCATTAAATAATAATGTTACCATTGTATATCATGTCAGATTATGAAGAAACAAAACAAAAAATGATTGATATGATTTCACACGTTGATGACTTGGACATGATTATGTATAACTCATATGACATATTCAAAACAAAACTAACGGATCATGATCTAAGAATGTTGGCAGACATACACTTTCATGTGACAGGAAGATTGGACAAGGCAGACAAACTTTATCAGGAACTAGATCATTTTAACAACGGACTTGTATGAATATAAAGCAAAGATTGTAGATGTGTATGACGGTGACACGTTCACGTTTGAAGTAGACTTGGGATTTTCAATTACTGTAAAAGAGAAGATAAGACTTGCAGGAATTAACACGCCAGAGGTTAGAGGAAAGTCAAAGCCCGAAGGAATTATGGTTAGGGATTATGTAAGGAATATAATACTTGGAAAGGAAGTCATAATACAGGTATTCAAGAAGGGAAAGTTTGGAAGATATATTGCGTATGTTTTCTTTGATGCCTCTTTTATGACAGACGGTGAAAAAGGAATACCATGCAATCTAACGGAACATTTGCTGGAAAAGAACTATGGAAAAGAATTTATGTCAGACAAATTCTAAAAATAAAGTGATTATGGAAAGAATTACTGATTTAGACTTGGTACATACAATGGAAGTCTTGGAACAATTGGTAAAGATTGTTGAGGAAGAACCAATGTTTGAATCTGGAGTAGAATCAAAGAACAGGGATAAGGTAAGGCATCTAATGGGTTGTCAGGAATTAATTGGCGAAATATTGGAAACTGATAAATAAAAGTATAGAACATATACAATATGGATCCTCTAAATGACGGATCATCAAGTAGTTTCTACACATATCTAGGAATGCTTGTATTTTTAAAAAACTGCATTGACAATATGGAATGTCAGGAAGATGTCAGTTATTTGCTGACTTCAAAAGATGTCATTCTAACAAAGTGCAGGGAATTATTCACAATAGAGAAAATAGACTTTTTAGAGTCATATATTGACGAAGATTTGATGGAATCCGAAGTATCCGATACTATTATATAGAGTATATTATCTATAGTATACATGAAACAAGATAAATTTGATGTAATTTGTGATGTTGACGGAACCATAGTCAACATTGAAAAACGCCATGCACTAGCAAAAGCAGGTGCAAAGAAAGGCAAAAAACTAAATTGGAAAATATTCTTGGATGATGAAGTAATCCTTGAAAATGATGTTGAACAGGAAGATGTTACTGGTGTAATAAAATCTCTTATCGAAAGTGGACACAGGGTAATTATCACTTCTGCAAGAAACGAGAGACACAGAAAAGTCACTGAACAGCAACTTGCAAACTTTGGAATCAAGCATAGTGCATTGTTCCTTAGAGCAGATGGAGACTTTAGAGGGGATGATGATGTCAAGGAAGAACTCTTAGGAAAAATCAGAGAAGCAGGATTTGATCCAAAGGTAGCATTTGACGACAGACAAAAAGTCGTTGACCGATGGAGAAAGATTGGCATCCAATGCCACCAAGTGAGGTTTACTGATGTATAACCAAGCAATCCCAAGACTTGAAAAAGCCTTCAAACTAATTGAGGACAAACAAGTCGTTTTACTTTTATCTCCCAATGCAGTTGTGCATGGCAACAGACCATACCATGTCAACTATGTTGAGGAAACCTGTGAATGTGAGGATCATGTTTACAGAAATCTAAAGTGCAAACATATCTGGGCAGTTACACTTAAATTACAACAACTGCATGGAGTAACAACATGAGTATGAATCCAGAACAAGAAGATCCTTACAGCGATCTTTACAGGGAAATGCTTCAAAGAATAGAAGCACTTGAGGAAAGAGTCTCAAGACTTCCATGTGATCATGTCGAGTTCCCAATAGATGAGGAATACGAGTTAGATGAGGATGGTTTCGAAGTAAGTGTGAATCTTTGCAGAAACTGTGGTGAACGAGTATAAACCAATGCAACTGGTGTGGAAAAAAATATTTCCGTAAACACGAAACTTGTGCAGACAAGGATCATGAAGCATGGTTGCAAACAGATGACTTTGAGATGATGGTTCACAAGGAAATTTATGAAACAGGAATGAGTAACTGGTATGATCAAGAGGGCGTGGAAAAGTATCAGGAACATTTTAAAAATAACAAAGACTGCAAGTTCTGTAAAGTATTAAAATACTAGTATTTCTAAAACATTACATGAATTGGAATCAACAGATAACAAGTGACATGGTAGCACAACTAAGAAAAAGAAAGACACTTAACTTTATACTGACGGCTATTAAGACATGAAATGTGACAAGTGCAAACAAATGTTCTACAGTGGAGAACCTGAAGAATATGTTTGTCTTTTTGAAAGTGCAAGAGGAAGATATTATATGCATCTGACTTGTTTTCTGGAAAAACACCTAAACGCTTAAGTTTATATTATGTAATGCAAATTACACTTCAATGATGAAAACAATCACAGCATTAATGGTCATGACCTTGATTGCAACAATAAGCATGGGAAATGCTTACGCAATTGAAGGAGATGGAACCAGTTATGTCAATGTTGATGTCTATCCATTCAATGTTACTGTTGAAGAAGGTGGAGAGATAATCATACACAACAATGGTGAAAACACAATCAACTTTGTAAGTCACGGTTGGTTTGAGGGAACAATTCCTGTAAACGATGCAATCGCATTGAATTTTCCAGTTGTAAACTGTGGAACTACTTGTTTTACTGAAGGTATGTATTACATATCTGATCTAAACGGTATGCAACAAAGTACAATTGAAATTGTAAAGCCATACGTTGCACCACCACCAGCACCTGTCTATGTAGCACCTGTAGTTGTAGAACCAACTCCAGAACCAATAGTCGAGGAACAAGTTGACTTTGGTGCAACAAGTGACGTAACACTTGGAACATTTGAATCAATATCAGATGATGCAATATTCAATGTAGCAGAATATGAAGGCAATGTCGATATTGTTACTTTGCAAACACAACTTGCAGAAGTAACAGCACAGTTCAATGACTCTATTACAAAACTTGCAGATCAAAAAGTTGCAATAGATAATCATAACAACCAAGTACAATCACTAACTACACAGATTGGAAGCCTTAACACGACAGCAACATCAGTTACAACATTGGAGCAGACTGTTTTATCTCTACAACAAGAGAAAGACGAACTTAATGCACAAATAGTTTCATTAGGAAACCAAACAGCAACACAACTTGCAACAATCACATCACTGCAAGATGATACAACGTTGGATGTAAAAATTGCAGACTTGGAATCACAGATTGTGACACTAAACAATGCAAACGTTACAGCAACAACAACGATTGCAGAGTTGAATGCCAAAGTAGTTTCAGCAAGTGATACAAGTGTTCTAGATAGCAAGATTGCTAATTTGGAAGCACAAGTTGTAACACTCACTAATGACAGAGATCAATGGAAACAATTAGCTAACAATTGGTACGCAGTAGCAATGGATCAATTGAAAGTTATGGTTGATGTATTAGGACTCTAGTCCATACACCATTTTTTATTTTTTTATTTAACCCAAGTAATACTTAATAACTAATGTTTATATACCATGATATGCCCGAAGTTTGGGGAATACCTGACAGATATTTCAAGAAGGATCTTGCAAATCGAGAGGAACTTCCAAAAGTACCTGTGGATATTCTGGACTGGATAAGGGAAATAAGACCAAAGGCAGAGGGCAAAAAAAGAGTTATAATGCCACCTTGGCGAGATATATATAATGACAACTTTAACAATAAATTTATTCTTGGAGGTCGTCAGATTTTTAAGTCTACATATACCACCGATGTACTTGCACATGAAGCAACGACTAAAAGAAATACACAGTTAGTTTATGTAACATACGATGACATTAACAAAGCTGGATTTTCAAGACAAAAATTACAAATTGGAACGTTTGACGGTTCAGATGTTCTAAAAAAGTTTCCAAGAAATAGACTAGGTAACGTAGGGGAAATTTCTTTAAAGAATAATAGTACAATTTATATTACAACAGATCATGGTCAATATCATCACGTAGAGGGAAAATCAGCAGCTCATATTATGCTTGACGAAGCACAATATCAGGATATGCAATACTTTGACCGTATTCCTCTCGTGATGACAATTACTCAGGGAAAAGTAAGCGTACTTGGAGTAGGTGGAGAAAGTGGATCTCCATATGAACAATTATGGCGTGATACGGATCAAAGACAATGGGTGTTTGACAACAGTGAAGATTATATAGATTCGGCAGGAGTTGTATTTCAGGGTCAAGGTTGGAGAAATGATCTGATATTTGGAGAGATTAAAGATGAAGATACAGAAAAGACCAAGTGGGGATTAATTGCAGATGACAGGTTGATGGGAATAATGTCAGGAAGATGGAGAGCAAACGAGCCACAAAAGAGCAGGGATTGGCATGGATTCCATATTCCACAAACAATTATTCCACATATTCCACTAAGTACGGCAGATGCAACAAATCCAAAAATGTATAACATTGACAAGAAATATGCAATAGAAGCAAAGAGACAAAAAATGAGTCCACATCTTTTTACAAGCCACGTAATGGGTGGATTTTACCATGCAGAACGCAGACCAATTACAAGAGAAATGATCGACAATTTGTTTTATGGCAATGAAGGACTGAAGATAATGGATCCGTGGGAAATTGCTGACATCAAGGATCAGTTCGGAAAGGAAGTAACAATAACAATGGGTGTGGACTTTGGAAGTGGAAACCCATCACAAACAGTAATCAGTATTATGATAGAATGGATTTTGCAACCAGAAACACTTACACAAGACAAGATTAGCAGATACCAACTTGTTCACTTGGAACCAAGACCAGCAGAAAACCAACTTGATCAGGCAAAGTATATTGCAGAACTTTTCAACGAATGCCAGTGTGATATTGGGGTTGGTGATCTGGGTTACGGAGCAATACAGGTTCAGCAGATTCAAGACGGAGGAACTGACAGACTTACTGGACATCCGTTCAATGGAGTTGGAAGTTCCAACTTTTTCGGTTGCAGAAGTATCGGGGATGAAACAAAGAACGTATTACAATTCAACAAAAAGATAGACGAGCATGGGGAAATTCGAGAACATCTTAAGATAGACAAGACAACGGCAATACAGGAATTTATTGATCTAATGGGAATCATGGTTGATGATCCAGATGACAGATACAATATGGACAAGAGAAAACACAAGTTAATGTTTCCAGCAGAACCTTACAGCAAACAAAAGATTGACTTTATTTATTCTGATCTTACAAACTTAACAAGAAAAGACTTAACGGATAAGATTGACGAGGACAAGCCAGATGGCAGACAAAGGGCAAGAAAACAGTTCAACCATCCAAAGGATTCTCTAATGGCAATGATATATTCAACAAAGGCACTTGAAGTTCGACAAGGATATAATTGGGTCGGCACAGGTGGAGGTTGGCGTTGACTTTTTGGAATAGAAAACCTGAAGAAGATACTTCAAAAAAGAAACCACAAAGAACCAAATTATCAGAAATCATACTAATATACACAAAATAACCAATGATATGAATGGCAGGAAATTTTGAAGAATGTCCAGAGTGTAAATCTAAAAACTTGATTAAAATGGGTGGTTGCGACAGTTGTCAAGACTGTTTTTGGTCAGCTTGTCCAGTAGCATAGATTATTGATTGTATCATAAAGATACTATCCATACCTTCTTTTTTGGAAGTCTACTTTTTTCGTTTGGAAGTTCATTTTTTCCATTTGGAAGTATGTTATAAATCTTGGCATAGTATTAAATAGAGGGTATACTCTACATAATACATGAATCAATCAATAGAATCAAGCACTCAAGTTGATGAAAGTAGTGTGTCAAAAATCTCAACAGAAGAAAAAATAGCAAGAGAAGCAGAATGGAAAGTCAAATCCATGATTCCAAGTTCTGTTAAAGTCACAAGAGAAGGATCTGTCATAACCATGATTGACGGAACAGTTAGCATAGGAAAAATCCATGTTATCGAATCAACACAATGGCAACATAACGGCAAGTATAAAATCATGTGGGATAGATGGGATAACAACAGACCATATGACGGAACACAGATTGGCAGAGCCAGAATTGAATATGGAAGTCCTACAGTATCATGGATGAAAGTTGGTGAATGGAAAAGTACCATGAACTATGTATGGGATATGGAAATCACTAAAGCAATTAGTGAGCCATCAAAAATAAGATCAAGTACAAGTCATCAAAAAATTCAAGATGATTGGATCAAAACAGTTCCAAGACACCAATCAATTGTTGGAGCAAAAGTAACCAAAGGAAGTAGGACAATTGAAAAATGTCAAGTCAGTATCATAACACCAAAAAATGAAGATGCAAGACAAGCCATGATGAAAGGAACAAAAAGTATTTGTCCACCTACAAAAGCAATCATGAAGATTGTAATAGAAAGTGATGTAGATGTCACAGTTGGTTCACATAGAGTTAATACAACCAGCTACTCACACAAAAGTATTCCAGTGATTACAATCGTTGGAAGCAAAGAAGAAGTAGACAAAGTAATCAAAAAGATTGCTGGAAACCCATTTGAATGGTAGGGTAAGACTTATCTACAGTCTTATCATACTATTCTTTGTGGATAGTCAGTCAAAACTATACGTAATAGGAATAGGTTTAGTTGTTGGTGCTTGGATAACTTTATCAGCGTTTATGTTTGGTTATTAATACTTATTTATAATATTATTCTAATATTTCTATGGGTATTGTAAGTAATTTTATCAAAGGACTCAAAAAATCATTTAACGGCAAAGATTATCTTAGAGATATAAACCAATGTGATAAATGTGGCAAACCAAGTTTCTTTAATTCGTGCCTAAAATGTGAGACAGATGAAGCATATAGAGGTTGGAATCAAAAACAATTAAGAGATTGACGGATTACAAAATTTGTTATGATCTATTATTTCAACCAATGTTTCATCATCTATCATAACTTGTTTAGCTGACCAACCACATTTACATCTGTATTTCACAGTTTAATTTTACAAAATAGTCAATATAATTGTTTATAGATTATAATTTATAATATTTGACAACATTAGTTGTAATAATTACATTTTATATTGAAATTCTTGAAAAACTAAAGTTTTTTATAACACAAATGCGTAATATTATTAATGCAGATTCAAAAAATCGGCAAAAATAGATGCGTAAGTCCATAGATACGATTTCATGTATTCGAGTTTAGACTCGTAACAGGCGAATAGCCAATACGTTCTATAATAGGACTTACGCCTTTTTTAATACTTAAATAACCTATATTCATACATTTTACATGGGTAAATTCCAATTAAACAAAAAGGGAGAAGATCCAATTAAAATTTATGAAGATGTATTTAAAATTGCAGAAGGAACTGTTGAAACACATTTAGATAAATTAGGTAAACAACCAAAACCAATTGCAAGAGAATCAGATGATACATCCAGATTTGAAGCAGATATTGAAAACGATCAACTTATACAAAAATTACCCACTGATAAAAGAAGTTTTAATGTAGAAGCAGATAATTTCCCACAAAAAGATTTTGGCAGTGTAAATCAATGGGAAGATGATTTAGATGAACTAAGAGGACTCGGTGGAAAATTACCAGATACTAATGCTTTATGGAATTCAGTAGAAACAATCGTAAATGAAGGAAAAGATGCTTACGGTAATTATGATGCTTATTCAATGCCATCAGCAAGTGGTTATACAGGAAGAAATTGGGATAGTAGAAGTGATATTGAACAACAAGCAGATGTGGATCAAAAAATTAAAAACGTTTTAGATGGAGAATCATATGCAACTGAAGATATGGAAGATCATGCAAGATCAAGTTGGGATGATGCAAGTATAGAAGATAGAAAAAATTGGTTGTTTGTAGCTGGTTATGACTCTGAACGTGGGGATGAATATGAACCATATTTCAGTTTAGACAGTCATATTAGAGCTCAATTAATGAAAGACTTACACATAGGTGGCATCTATGCAATGGGAACTGGTTCACTATAAAATTTGATAGACTCAAAAGATAAAACACATAATATCACAAACAATAAAAGATTGGCAAAAGAAATTATAAAACAACTTAATGAATATAATGATCAAAAAACTTTTCTCGGTTGGTCAAAAAGAAGAAAGAAATTTGTGTTAAAAAAATTCAAGTAACGGTTATATTTCACAAGAAACACAATTTATCATGGTTCTATCAGACAATGACAAGCAGGAAATAATAGAATATGTCAATGACAATATAGATGGGGAGTCAACCTGTGATGATGAAGATGACGATATGATAATATTCACATATGACAAAGATCAAGATGATCAACCGTTGGTTGGAACTGAAACCGTATTGGAACTTTTAAAACGAGGATTCTTTGTCCTATATTCTGGGCTAAACAATGATGGCGATATGCAAATATCAATATCAGATGGGGATAGATACAGAGATTGACTAACCTAATTGACACGGATGTATTCAAAAGATGTAAACAACCTTTGTTAGAAGCAGGGGTAATTACCAAAGATTTCATACTGTCTGACAAATACAACGAATTATTCTATTCATACAAGGGTCAGTATGTCATGGAAAGTCTGATGTATCCAATGTTTATGCTATTCAAGACAACGGATCTTGGAGACAAGGAAACCGAATACTTTCACGTAATATTGAATATGTTTGTAAACGAACACCCTGAATATTTGGAAAGCATAGAAGCCGAAAAGAAATTTGCAGAAAGAAGAATCGAGGAAAAGAATAATGGAAAAGATGACTAGAGGTTGTGTTAGATGTCACAAATTATTTCAGTATGGGGATATGAACAAGTCATTGCGTGGACAAATGACCAGAAGATACTGTGATATGTGCAAGATACTGCAACATAGGGATGAATCTAGGGCATATTCTCTAAAATATGGTAGGACAAATAGAAAATCACAATACATGAAGGAATATTATCAAAAGAATAAAGAATATTTTTTGAATAAACAGTTAAAATATGGCAGGGATAATAGGGAAGAACTTAATAGAAAGGCTAGGATAAAGTATAGAAGTGAATTGCAAAAACTGTAATGCAACTTCAGAAGAAATAATATGCAGTATATGCAAGTTAAATGAAAGTATAAACCAGTTCAAAAGCCCACCAAAACGAAAAACCAAGCGACAAAGGAACAAATAAATATCTAAATCATATTATTTGGATTAATGGTAAGAATATGCAAGGAAAAATGTGTGGGTTTACAACATATTCCAAAAATGACTGGATACAAATATGTAGACCATAACTATTGTTCCACTTGTGCAACATGGTTTCGAAAAATTGAATTTAACAGATTTTGTCCATGTTGTGGAGTACCATTAAGACATAAGGGGAAAAATATAAGAGCAAAAAAGGAGGTGTTAGCATGATAAACGAAGATTGTAAAAGTTGTAAGGAAGTGTCAGAATTATTGGTAGATTCCAGCACAGTAATATTTGCAAGGGAAACTGGTAGAAGAATAATGTGTAAGAATAATCACATAGTATTCAATGGATTGGAACAAATATGAAAACAATAAACCCAGATAATTGGGTTCCATTAAAGAACAAGTATGAAACAAAATGCAAGACTTGCGAACAGATGATAGAAGTTGGAGAAAAAGTCATGTGGAAAAAAGGTGCTGGTGTAAAACATGAGTCATGTGAACCACCAGAACTTGTAGAAGATAAACCAATAATATCAGAAAAGGAATGGGAGGATTTTCAACAGTACAAGTACAAGGAACTTCATTCAATCAAGAACTGCCAATGTTGTGGAAAATCATTAGCAGGACAGAAGGATACT